CGATACAATGTCATACTTTAGTAAGTTAGCAGAAAGCGAGTAATACTCTCTCTCTTGGTAGACATACTTTAGGGCGCCCTAGGTAACTATGGCGCCCTTTTTTTATGTCAAATTACCAATTCCATTATAAATATAGCATATGGCAAATAGTATATTAGACCCATTAGTAGATAAAGCAGGTGGTATAAGAAAAACTGCCGCTTGGTATAGAAATGCTGTTGCTTCTATTGCAGATAGAGCAACTGCTGGAAGACTTATGAGGTCTGGTAAACTAAATGGAAGACCAAGTATTGGTCGTTTAAATATGTATTTTTATGACCCTAAATATAAAAAGACATTACCATATTATGATAGATTTCCACTAGTGTTGCCTTTAGAAAGAATACCAGGTGGATTTTCAGGTCTTAATTTTCATTATTTAAGACCTGTTGCTAGATTTAGTTTGTTAGAAAGACTACAAAGATTTTCTACAAGGGGTAGAGAAATATCTAGGCAAAATAGATTTGATGTTAGTTATGATAGAGTAAAAGGTATACCATTGGCAAAAAGAGCAATTAAGAAATATTTGTGGTCTCACGTGAGGTCAAGTTTTTTAAGAATTGAATATGATGAGGCAGCATTGGCAGTATATTTACCTGTGGCAAGATTTGTAAAAGGGAGTCCATATTAATGACATATACAATAGAAGAAATTATAGAGGCAATGAAAAAAATATGTCCAGAAGCGTGGAAGGATAAAAAGTAATGGCAATATTAAGAGGCGGAAAAAGAATTGGTGGAATGGATGTTCGTATCGGTATTCCACGAGATAGATCACTAGACAATGTAACTGGTGATCCTAGACTCAAAAGAGTACAAGGTGGTAATCCTGAAACTACACTTGGTCGTTTTCAATCTTATATAAATGAGGCAGAAGGTTTTGCTAGAAAGGCAAGATACTATGCTGAGTTTCAATTACCTAGAGGAGTTTTTAACTCACCTTTTACTGGACCAGATGCTGTAGGAGATACATCAGCAGCAATGGATGAGAAACAACATTTTCCATCACAAGGAGATTTACTTTCTGTTCAACAGGCAAATGGTAGACGAGTTAGAGCATTTTGTTCTAATATTAGTATGCCAGAAAGAGAAATAGTTTCTAAAGAAGTTAGACACGGAAATGCACCGAAAAGAAATATTGTTTATGATTTTACAACAGGTGATGTAACAGCAACATTTTATTTGGATAAATTTATGAGAGAGAGAAGTTATTTTGAATTGTGGCAAAAGGCGGCAATCAATACAACAACATCTTACAATGTAAATTATTATGATAACTATGTTTCAAACTTAAACATATTTCAACTAGGACAATTTGCTAGTAGGCAAGAGCGTGATGATGTAACCTATGGTGTACAATTAATAGATGTTTTTCCATCTTCAGTAGGAGCAGTAGAATATTCACACGATACAAATACGGTACAAACCGTAGAAATAACATTTAAATTTAGAAATTGGATAAACTATTTTATAGATCAACAAGGTAATATAGAATTAGGTAGTCCAGTTGGCAAGGTGCCAACAATTAAGAACAATAGAGGAATTTTTGGTGGTTTAATTAACAAACTGCCACCTGAATTGAGAAGGGCAGGTAGGGATGTACTCAACGATTTAAGAAGACGAGTACCTCTAGGTAGAATAACTGGTGGAAGAGTATTCCCACCGTTTAGAATACCACCACTAAATATTTAATAATTATAAAGGAGTAAATTATGGCGTTACCAGTTGTTGAAACACCAAGATATGAGTTGACTTTACCATCAACAGATTTAAAGGTTCAATATAGACCTTTTCTTGTTAAAGAAGAAAAAATCTTGTTTATGGCACTTGAATCAGGTGATGAACAAGAAATGCAAAATGCAACAAAAGATATTTTGAAGCAGGTTACATTTAACAAAATAGATGTAGAGCAATTGCCTACATTTGATGTAGAATATATTTTCCTACAAGTTAGGGCAAAATCAGTAGGAGAAATAGCGAAGTTTAAAATTATATGTCCAGACGATAAGGAGACCTATGGTGAAGTGGAGGTTGATGTATCAAAAGTTGAGGTGCAAGTTGATGACAAGCACACCAACAATGTAGTTTTAGATGAGAAAAGAAAATTAGGTGTTGTTATGAAATATCCTAATATGAAAGTTTTATATTCAACTTCAAATATTAAGGAAATGAAGTATGATGATATTATGAAACTTGTTATAGGTTGTGTTGATTATATTTACGAAGGAGAAAAGAATTATCCTACTAAAGAATCAACGACCGAAGAATTACAATCATTTTTTGAGAACTTATCTCAGGATCAGTTTGTAAGTATGAGAAAATTCTTTGAGTCTATGCCAAGATTAAGGCATACAACTAAAGTGAAGAACCCGAAGACAGGTATTGAAAGTACCGTGACCTTCAGCGGGTTACAAGATTTTTTCGGATTGGCCTCTCCCACAATAGCCTAGAGGCGATCTTTGAAGTAAATTTTGCACTTATGCAACATCATAAGTATTCACTAACAGAAATTGAGGCAATGATACCGTGGGAAAGGGATGTGTATGTTTCGTTATTGATAAATTATATTAAGCAAGAGAATGAAAGAAAAAGAAAAGAAAACAAAGATAGAATAAAATAAAAGGATAAGTTATGTTTGAAGAACAAAAAAAAGACGCAGTTGAAAAGATTAAATGGGTTTGGTGGTTTTTAAAAGAAGAACTTCCACAATTCTTATCTAACTGGAGAACGGTACCTAGAATTATGATGGTACTATATGGTATTGTATTCTATAATACAATGCAATGGTTTATGGCACTTGAAGCACCTAACAACGCACAAGCAGGTTTTGTATCAGTTGTTGTAGGGGCAGGCGCTGCTTGGTTTGGGTTATATGTTAACGGCAAATCATCAAAAATAAAAACATCAAAAAGAGATACAAGTATAGGTTAATATGGCATCCGTATCAGATATAGCACCATTATCAGCAACAGCAAACACAGGCACAGGTGATGATGGTATTCAAGCAGAAATCACAAAACTAGCAGATACAATTATTAAATCTTCAACAGATGGTTTAAAATCTGCTACACAAGCAGTTGTAGGTAATGTACCTCAAATGATTTCTGATTTGACTGAAGATATTAAGAGTGGACCAGTTGATAAGTTTGCTATTGCAATGAATAAATTAGTAACTTTAGTAGATAAATTAGGTATTAATTTAAGACAATACAACGAAGACTTAGCAGATACGGTTGAGGAATTTAGAGGTGCTCAGGAAAAGACAAATGAAAAACTTGCCAAGTTAAGAGAACAAGGTATCAGAGCAGAAATAAATCAAAAGACTGGAAATATTAAACTATTAACAGAAAAAGAATCAAAATTAATAGAACAAAGAATAATAAAAAGAGAAAAAATAATTGAAAAAAGAGAAAAAGAAACAAGATTAGAATTAAAAAAAGATTTAGATACAGCAAAAGGTCCAGGCAGAATAAAAAGAGAAGAAAAGATTTTAAAGAACGAAGAAAAAATAGTAGAACTCAAACAAAAAAATATAGATGACGAAGAAAAGGTTAGACCTGGAGGTCGTGTAGATACAGGTTTTAGTGGCAATGACCAAGGGTTTGGTAGACTTGGTGAATTAAAAGAGGCATTTATGGTTGTGCCTGATACTATTGCTGAAGTATTTGGTAGTTTTAAAAATATAGGTAAAGTTTTAACTGCCTCATTTGTAGGTTTCTTTAAAAACCCAATGAAGACAATCAAAAAAGTATTTGGTGCAATTGCTAATGTATTTAAAATAGCAAGAGTAGCAATAGCATTAAAAGTAATGGCAGTTATTATGGTCTTTCAATGGATTGCAGAAAAATTAGGTGCCATAGGTGATGTCTTTCAAAATATATGGAATAAAATAACAGGTTTCTTTAAGGCAATAGGTGATTGGTTTAAAAACTCCTGGTTAGGTAAAAAACTAGGACTAGGTGGTGATGATGAAGGTGAAGGAGAAAAAGAAAAAACAGGTGGTGTACTTTCATCCGAAGGCACAGGTCAATATTCACAATTAGATGATGGCACTTATGAGGTTGGCAATATAGAACCAGGCACTAGTAAAAAAGATATGGTTGCTGAATCAGAATCAAAATGGTATAAACCTTGGACTTGGGGCAAAGACAAAAAAGATGATAAAATTGTACCTAGTATAGATAAGGATGTTGAAAAAGAATTTGCTTCAGCAGATGATAAGGCAGTTAAATCAATTATGAAAAGTAAAAGTGTTATCGGACAAACTAGTGATGGCATACCAACACCTCAAAAATTAGAAGATTTACAAAAAGAATTAAAATCATATGAAGAAAGAAATGTTATCCAAGTCAATAACAATTCACAGGTTAATAGCAATTCATCAAACGGAACAACGGTGTCTGGATTTGTAGACCACGAACCTGATACATCATTTAAATATATCAGAAATAATAATAGCGATATTAATTGGATTTAAAGACCTAAATCTTTTTCAGTAATAATCTTAAACACAGCACCATTATCTTCAGCATATTTACTTGCCGCTGACCATTTTGCTTTATTCTTAATGAACTCAAAAGACTCACGCATATATGATTTTGTTTTTCTTTTAGGTGGTTTAGGTCTATTCAATTGACGAGAAGGTTTAATCTCAATCAACATTTTTCTATTTTTATCTGTTTTGATTATGAAGTCTGGAAAATACCTATGATATTTCTTATCAATAGGGTTATAATATCTAATAGGCAATTCTTCACTTGCCCAATTGACTATGCCAGGATTGTTGTCGCAATAGACCATAAACCTACGCTCCAATAATGAACGATAGACTATGTTATTGTGGTTACCGACATATTTTTTAGGATTAATCGGTTTGTATATTCCTTTAAAAGACTTGCTCATATCATATAAATAGTAATAACAATATTTAGTAAGGATAATAATATGGGTTGGACTTCAAAAGTAGCAAATGTAATCAAAGGCAAAATAGGTAATGCTATTGTCGGTGCAGTAGGCAATAAGATAATGTCATCCTTTGCAGATCAAGGACAGACAAAGAAAATTGCTGCTAAACTACTTAATAAATCACCATTAGAAATAGGTAATAATTCCCCTACGGCACATATGAAAGAAAATCCGTATTCATATGGTACGGTTTGTTATCCACAAGAAACATCAAATTTAGGTGATGGTCACTATGTAATATTTGATATTCTTATGCACAAGAACTCCGCATATAAAACAAATACCTTTGACAATGGAAGATTAGATGATGATTCAAAAAACTTTGTTGGTGAACCATTTAGGTTATTAGGTAGTTTAGATCCAAATGGACCAAGTGGAAGAAGACAAGGCACTTGGAATAAGAGAATACAAAAGATTAAAAGACGAGGTATAACTCAAACTAATAGAGTAAGAGGTCAGCAATCTGGTTTGTTTTCTAAAGCAGAATCAAATCACACTTATATTTCAGATAGTATTTTATTGTATATGCCACCTGAAGGTATGAAATTTACTTATGGTGCTGATTATGAATCAATGGAAACAGGTCTTGCTGGTGATTTTGCACAAGGTCTTGCTGGTTTTGCTAATGAGGCAGGTGTAGCAGATAGAATGAAATCACTTGCTAAAGGTTCAACAGGTGTCGTTAAAGAACTTACTAAAACTGGAGCATTTGCTGCCGTTAGTCTTATACCTGGTTTTGAGAACTCAAAAGGTGTATGGGATAAGTTTTTAGGTCAAGCAAAGAACCCTAATTTAGAATCAGTATTTAAAGCAGTACCATTTAGAGAGTTTAATTTTCCATTTACTTTTGCACCAAAGAATGAGAAAGAGAAAGATAGTGTACACAAGATATTACAATTGTTTAGATTTCATATGTTGCCTGAACATCAAAATAAGGCAAATGGTTATTTTAATGTACCATCAGAATTTCAAATAACATATATGTACAGAGCAAATGAGAACGCATATTTACCTAAAGTTAGTCGTTGTGTTTTAAAGAGTTGCGAAATTAACTATGCACCTGAAAATGTTGTATCATCATTAGTACCAGATGAAAGAGGTGCTCCACCAACATTAATATCAATGAACTTAAACTTTGGTGAAACAGAAATTATGACTAAAGAAACGGTAGCAGAAGGATTCTAATATGTATTTTGATAGATTTCCCAAAGGTCAATATATAATACCTGGCACAAAGAACTATAAACTGGTGACAGATTTATGGAGAAGAATTAAAATTAGAGATAAGATAAAGAACGAAGCAAGTTTATATTCAGAATATTTTGTATCTAATGGTGAGAAACCTGAAGACATTGCACAAAAACATTTTGGTAGTCCTAATTTACATTGGATCATATTAATTGCAAATGATATAACAGACAGATATTATGAGTGGCCGCTGACCTTAAATGCTTTTGAGGAATATGTTAGCGACAAATATGATAATGCAGAAGGCATACACCATTATGAGAGAGTACAAAAAAGTGGACCACAAGATTCAATAGATGAGTCGCACTTGATTGAATGCAATAGTACAGATGTTGGTGCTGTATCAGTATCAAATAGACAATTTGAACAAAGAGAACAAGATAGAATCAGTAGAATTAAATTATTAAATCCAGTATTCCTACCAATGATAATTGAAGAATTTGAAAGATTAATGAATGAATAATTATGTACAACGAAATAGATACAGATAAGTTAACATCCGCAGGCAGATACCTTTTAGATGATATTGTCCTTGTGTCATATCAATCAGCAGATGGTTCAAATAAGAACGCCAAAAGAATTTCAGTTAAAACATTAGTTACAGAAATAAACTTGTATGAGTCTTTAGAAGGACCAGGTTTATCTGGTAATATAACATTACAAGATGGACAAGCAATTGTATCTCACTTACCATTAACAGGTTATGAACGAATAGAATTTAAACTATACACACCAGGTTGCAGTAGAGGATATGATTTCTCATCCATAACTGGTCATCCGATGTTCATTTACAAAATATCAAACAGAATGCCAACCACACCTAGGTCGCAAATGTATATGCTACATTTTTGCAGTAAAGAAATGCTTGATAATGAAATGACACGAGTTAATAGAACATTAACTGGATCAATAGATCAAATGGTGACGGACATATTCAGAAATGATTTAAAGAGTACAAAGAATTTAATAATAGAACAATCAAAAAATTTACATAGAATTGTGATACCTAGATTAAAACCTTTCAAGGCAATATCTATGTTAGCAACAAAGGCAGAACCAATGAAGTACAACTCTAGTGGTATGCTATTGTACGAAGACAGCACAGGATTTAGATTTAGAAGTTTAGAGAATATGTTGGCAGTAGCAGGTACAGCAAGACCTGTAACAGCAAAGTTTCAACAGAAACCTAGAAATATAAAAGGTGGAGGTCAGCACTCAAATGTCATAGAAGAAATGCAGACCGTGGATGGATATACTATCCTAGACCAATATGACACATTAAAGAATTTATCAAATGGTGTATATGCTAGTAAGATGGTCTCACACGATATATTTAATAAGAACTTTAGCGAAACCGTTTTTGATTACAATGTCAATTTTGAAAATGTCCACCATACTGAACACGATGGAAAAGGTGGTAAAATAGATAACAAATCGCAGTTGCCTATATTAAACTATAAGGATGGTAAATTGATGTCAGACCACGCAGATGGTACGGTGAACTTTGTATCTACTACAAAGAGAGTACAAAACGATTATGAAGGACCAGAAGAAGACAGAATATTTCCACAATCAATGTCGCAGAAACTATCATTTAGATCACAGGTGTTGTCATTGGATTGCAAAGGGTTTACAGGTATTAGTGTAGGTGATTTATGCAGTTTTGAAGTACCTAGTTATGAACCACCTAATATGACAAATCCATTAGACATAGACCCATATATGAGTGGTCGTTATCTAGTTAAGAAAATACACCATAGAATAATAACATCAACAGATGTCCACACTATGAATATGGTTATAGTGAAGGACGCCGTAAGAGTGGCATATCCAGAGGAGAATATAGATACATTTACGAGTAGAGAAAACCTAGATAGTATTACATATTTACAATACCAATTAGATGACGCACTTACAGAAACCGCAGATACAGAAACAAAAGAGGTAATGGCATAGTATTAGAGGTGCTGAGAGTCAGAAATTTTTTTAACATAAGGGCAGGCCATCTGCCACAATACGAGAGCAAATGAACTGAGCAAAGATAATGAGAAGAACATAACAATGCAGATAAAACAATTAATAAGCAAAGATATAAAGAACAATGTTAAGAGATATATAGACATATCTCTGGAGAAGTATGACAATATATACTATCAGAACAAATACAGCATATTCTTTAAGGGGCAAGCAGACATATTAACAGAACTCCAAGATAAAGTCGGTCTAGCGACCGCCTGGTTCAGTAATAAGTATAAGGTAATAGACATTAACACAATAAAGGGGCAGTTGCGTAGGATTGCTTTAAATAGTAAAAAATGATGTATAGCGTAGTGATTAAAAACGGCAACATATCGGTAGAATAAAATGGCATTTCTCGGAAATAATTTTCAATGGTTTGTAGGCGTAGTAGAGGACAGAATGGATCCAGAATATCTCGGCCGTTTGCGAGTGAGATGTTTGGGATTACACACTTCTAATAAGGACGCAATCGCCACCGCAGATTTGCCTTGGGCGTCTGTATCATTGCCTACCACAGCGTCAGGCATATCAGGACTTGGCCAGTCGCCGTCTTTCATAGTGGAAGGCAGTTGGGTGTGGGGATATTTTAGAGATGACTTAATGCAAGAGATGGTAATAGTTGGCACATTACCTGGCAAACCAAATGAGTTAGGCAATCCTGACAGCGGATTCTATGACCCTAACAGGCGTGATCCAATTAACGAAGACAAACCAGAATACAAACAAAGCGTATATCCAAAAAATATTAATGAACCAGATACAAATAGATTGGCCGTCAACAATGTCGCATTGGTACACGGATCGCTGGCCGCTAGAACGGAAGCGAGATTAGAAGATATACCCACAGCAGACTTTGATGAAATAGGACCGAATATAGCGGCCAGCGATACGGACAACTGGTC